CTTGCGTTCGTGGTTAGGGCTGGGGCAGGTCTAGACCACCTGTTTCAGCCCGATTTTCATAGCATTTCTGCCGAGTCGTGGCTAGTCGCTTAGGTCGATCACGGACCTGGATCGACACGAACAAAATGGAAGTTGGCCGGGGCGGTCTTCCGGCGGCGCCAGCAGTGTTTTGCCGTTGACCGTGTGGCCCACTACCGCGGCATCGTCTGAATAGTAGTTGCCGTTGCGCGCAACGTGATCGGCGCGAGGATGCAGCTTTCTTCCGTGCACCCATTCCCAAGAAAAAATCCCTGCCTCTCGACGGCGCTCCTCCGCAAGCGCGCTGGTCAACTTGTTGAGCTGGTCAGAGGCAATCCGCACCGACCGCGCCCGCCCCATATCGACCGCCTCACGGATTCCCTTCGCCACCTCGCGCGCGGGCGTCCGATTGCGCAGGCCATCGAACACGGTGCTGCCGATCCGCTGGCGGGCCTGGTCCGACACGTCGCGGATCAGCGCGGTGTTCCATTCTATGTGCGTCTCCAGCGGCGCCTGCATGTCGCCCACACCAAGGATCGCCTGAAGGTCCACGCCGGTGGCCGACAGCACAGCCCCACGCCACTTCCCGCGATACCAACTTTCGACCGACAGCGCCCACTCACGCACCTGCGGTGTGAGCAACAGGACCAAGCGATTGATCGCCTCTGCCGCGCCATCGATCTCCGCTCGCACGTCTGCTGGGCTGTCCTGCGTCAGTTCGGACAGGCCGCGGGCATAGGTCGCTTCGATGCGGGGTAGTGCATCGGACCACGCGGCTATCACCCGCGCATAGGTGGCACGGTAGAGGTTGGTCGCCATGACAGCCGGCGGCACGATGTCGCGGAGCGTGATGCTGTCGCGGCGGATGTTGCGGGTCCGCCTTGCCATCTGGGCTAGGTCGAAGCGGGGCATTAGCTATCCCCGCTGTGGATTTCCTCGAAAATCTCCGGCCCCAGTACGATCTTGCCGGTGTAAGGCTTGACCGTCGCCAGATCAATGTCACCGCCGACTTGGATGGAGATGTGCGGCTGATATTCCGGCCAATCGAACGACGCGCCCTTGTCGCGCATCTCCTGATTGCGGCTGACAAGCTCGTAGGCGGTGAACAGCAGCGCCTTGTATTTGCCGTCAGGGCCAAGCGCTTCGACCAGACGTGGGCCGCCTGCCTCGATCTCCAGCTTCCCGCGCCAGGACTGGCCCATAGCCATCCAGTCAACCGGCGTGCGGCTGTAGGTGATGGTGACGTGCAGATCCTCGGCGATGTCGGTGAAGCCCTGCGAGCGCGCCCACTTCACGATATCGTCACGGTTCTCTACAGCACGGCTGACGTAGAGGGTCTTTGGCGCCCAATCCTCCAGCATCCACGCATCATTCACAGCACGGCGGGCGGGACGCGCAGCCCCGCCACTACCGGCAGACGCAGGATCACCTTCCTTTCCGGCTTGGAGTGCGGACGGGTCGGTCCCGTCATCCTCGGGGTTGAGGCCGTAGCGTTCATCCTCGGGGATTGCTGCCAGCGCCTGATCGAGGCCGGGGAAATACTCCCGCTCGACCATGAGGTTCTGCACAGCCTTCGCGAACGCCTCATCGGGAATCGCGCCGGTGGCTTGCAGCTTTTCAAGCGCCTGGGTGGTGGTGAACAGGGTGTCCGCTTCCTCCTTCTCGGAGGGGACGGAGAGGGGTGCGAACTTCCATGTGACCTTGGCGGGATCGGCGCCGGCAGAGCGCAGCAGGAACGGGTCAAGCTGCTCCAAACAGGGGCGCGTCTCCAGCTTCTGGCCCGACACGACAGCCTTGTTCCAGTTGTCCATGTCGTGCTGACCGGTGCTGTTCATGCCCGCCGGTGAGCGACCCATGAGGCGCGTGAAAGGAATATCCCCCACCGCCGCAACGCGCTGGTCGAACGCATCCATCATGGCGGGGATGCCGGACCAATTAATCTGATAGTCCTGAATGACCTCGCCACCGTCGCCTTGCTCACCGCTGCCAGAGCGGTAGACTGTGGCATTGAGCGTGCTTTCGCCTTGGGCAATCAATGCCACACGCTTGCTATGCTGCTGCTGGCCTTCTGGATCAGACAGCATGTCGAGCAAGTCGGGGATGCCGATGCGCAGCAACTTCGCCTTGCGGATCAGTTCGGCAAACCATGCCTGCGCCTGATCGGAGCGGGTAACCTCATTATAGACGCGGAGCAGGCGGCTATCGCCCCAGAACCGATCTTCATCCGACAATGTACTGCCGGACGGCAGGCGTGGGCCTCGGAAGCAGATGACCCGGCTCGGATGGATATCGTCACCATTGCCGTTGCCGCTGTCGATGCGCCACATCTTGGGCTGGCGATACTTCGGGCTGGATAGGAGCGTCTCCCATTCCTTAGCCCTGATTTCCCACCGCGACACGACGTTGACGGCAACGATGCCGCCTTCCGAAACCTGCTCGGCGGTCAATTCCTCATCATGCTTGCCGGCAGTGATGATGACCAGCGCGCCGCCACCGATACCGCGCAGCAACTCGGCTTCCTGAACCTTAGCAACGATATCAAGGCGACGTTCTTCCGCCTCGATTTTCTCGATCATCTTCGCGTCAGCCTGCCAGTCGCGCCATTCGCGCACCCGGTCGTCAGCCGGGATCGAGATGACTTTGCGCATCATCCCGCTCGCCATGTAGGCCGCGATCGCAAGCTGATGCGTGAAGATGCCAGGCAGGTACGCCGCGCCGCCCATGACGCCGCCGAAGCGGCCGCCTAGCCCTGCGACACCGGCGGAAGCGAACGCTTCTCCCAAACCATCGGCGGTATAGCCGTCTTTGAAACGAACGCTGCGGAGACGGAGGCCGGTCATGTGGGAAAGGGTAGGTTGACGGGCTGCGCTGGTTTACCGTCGTCAGAGGAGGGCGGCGGTGGAGTGCTTGCGCTTCTGCAAGGCCACCACCTCAAAGGCGCGCGATGTGCTGTCCACACGATCGTCATGCTTGGCAGACGGGAACGCCTCCAGTTCACTGAACCACGGGTCATTCCATTCGCCGCGCAATACATCGACGTTACCGGCCTCGCACTGTGCCGAGAATGGCCCGAACCGCGTCACCTTGTCGCCTGTCTCCGTGGAGGAGCGCACGGTATAGCCAGACAGCATCAAGGTCAGCGCCTTCACCTGGCTCTTGCCCGCCTGACCGGGGTCTTGCGGCAGAGATATGATCGCGCCCTTCTCATCCTGCGAGGCATTGTTGAGTATGAACGTCTCGACGCCTGCCGGGGTCGTCTGCACCGTGTTGTTATGCACCACGACATACCGCCCCTCTGGCGTCCGTCCGATTTTCGTCCGACTGGTGGCGTCAGGATTTGGGTTCTCCGGCGTCGGCGGGGTCGCGGCAAGATCATAGCCAACACCGAACACGGTGCCGGCGGGAACGGCATCGACTACCCGGCACCACGACCGCTGGAAATACAGCCCCGCAGCCGGTCTGATCTTCCAGTTGCCGCCCAGCAGGCGCTCGCGTTCGACCAGCGGCAGCGCCAGCAGAGACGCCATATAGCCGGGGTCCGCCGCCATCAGCGCCTTGTTGTCGGTCAGCTTGGCGGGGATGAACGTCAGCGACTTCGCGGGGATCGGCACCGTCTCGCCCGCGTCGTTCAGCATCGTGTATTGCGCCAGCTCGGCGGGATCGTCAGCCCAGCGCAGATCCTCGCCGACGCGCACGAACCACCGCAGCTTGCCCGCGCGCTCGGGGATAGGCAGGCCGGTGTCCTGATCAATCCACCACGCGATCAGGTCCGCCACCCAGCTATCCGCATCCGGGTTGCAGGTCGCGCGGATGTAAGGCCGCACCCCGCACATGGATCTGTTGCGGCTGACCATGTACCAGAACTGGACCGCGCTGAAATGCGTAAGCTCATCGAAGCAGATGAGCGGGATCTGCGACCCCTGCCAGTTGAACCGGGTCTTGTCGTGTTCGAGGTGGGCGAAGCTGACGGACGCGCCGGTCGGGAACGCCCATGAAAGGGTGTGTTCCTTCGGGTCGCCGCCGATCTGGGGATAGAGCACCGCGCTTTCGTCCCAGAGGCCGCCCTCGTTGCGGATCTGCACCGTCGACCGGCGGAAGAACACGGCGCCGAAGCCGGGATTGCCTACATGGCGCAGCGGCTCCATGAGCAAGCCCCAGGTCTTCCCGCCGCCGGCGCCGCCGCCATAGATGGCGATGTCGGCGGGCGACGAGAGAAACGCCGTCTGCGGGCCGGGCTGGGGCTTGATCGTCTCAGGGCCGATTGCCGGGGTGATGGTGGCGTGGGCGTTCAAGCGTCACGCCCATTATCCGGCAACGCGAAGATGGCCACGGGAGGCGCGGCGGCAGGCAAGTCCTTGCCATCCTTCCCGGTGATCTCGCGCTTGTTGGTGTAGGCGTTGCCCATCTCCTCAGCCGCCTGCTTGTTCAGAGCGGCGGCCAGCGGGTAGTTACCCTTGCGTTCGGCCGCCTGCGCCATCCGATACAGGGCGCGCAACCGGGTGGACCGGTGAGCGATCGGAACAGCCGTTGCCTCGTTGATGAAACCCGCCCGCGAGGCGGTGAACATCTCCCGCCATTTCGCGGCGAGGTTTCTGCCCGCGTGTTTCGTCGGGTCATGGCCCTCAACCGCTTGACGGGTCACGTCGATGCCGAACTCTTCCTTCACGGCGGCGACGACCTGGCTCGGTGTATCGAACGCCGCCAAGGCATTGATGATGAAGCGTTTCACTTCGTCGGGGATGGAGGGTTGTCTAGCTGCCATGCGTCAAGCGTCCATCAAGCCGCTCCCCATTCTTCCCGATGACCACCGGGCACCCGAACTGCGCAGCCTTCTCAAGCGCCGGCGTCTGCATCTCGTCGCGGACCTTCGCCATGTCGATGCCCTTCACGCGCTCAAGATAGCGCAGGACGGCGTGATCGCTGATGTCGGTCATGCTTCCAACCTCCTGTCGCGTCCCAACCTGTTCCCAAGCACATAGTTTTTCTTCCTGTTCGGCCCTGGCCGTCCATTGGGCCAACGGTTCAGCAAGTGGCGCTCGCGGGCATCCTTCACCTCGTCTGGAAGTTCGCCGATCCAGCGCTGCACCGTCTGCCAGGACGCCCGATGGATTTCCTCCAGCACCCGGTCATGGCCGTGCGCTATGAAGGTGTCAGCGAAGTCGTCCGGCATCGATCGGCGAAACTCGCGCGGTGTCTCCTGCTTCATCCCCATCACCCCATCGTCCTCCAATACCATTCCGCCCAATCCAGCCTCACCCCCAACCGCCGCGCCTCATTCCCGGCCTGTTCTCGGGTGGGGCGGGCGCGGAG